TACTCTACTGAGAAAGGCCACTTGCTAGAGTTTGACGATACTGACGACCATCAGCGTATAGCTATAACTCATAGTGCTGGTTCGTATCAAGAATATAGTAATGATGGTACTTACGTTTCTCATATAGTCTCAAAGATGTTTGAAGTCGTATCAAGTGATAAGTCTTCTCTCATAGAAGGTGATAGTATTGAAACGATTGATAAGTCTTTGAAACTGAAAGTAAATAAACTAGGCGCCTCTGGTAATAACTACGATATAGAGATTGGTGAGAATGCTAACTTGAATATCATGGTTCGTTCTGGTGCGTTGAATATGAATGTAAATGGTAATGTGAATATCTTTAGTAATGATGATATTAATATGTCTTGTGATAACTTTAGACTTGACGCTAGTAATAAGGTTACTGTGTCTAGTGGTGATAAGATATTAATTGATAGTGGTGGTGAGGTAGATATAGATGGTACTCCGATTAATCTAAACTAGGTACCCGTCAAAACTGAGCGACCTTTTCTAATCTATAAATGCAATAGACACTTTTTAGATACAATCACAGAATGTATTAATGATTGCAAGTAGAAAGATATAACCTATATACCCACCAAGTATACTAATCAGTATCCAATCAAATATTCTCATTCTAAATACTTATATGAATATAACATTAACAGATAACGCATACGAGCATTTAAGAGATTTACGAAATGCTCATGGTATGAAATATGTACGACTATCAGTTAAAGGTGGTGGTTGTGCTGGATTTGAATATAAATGGGACTTTGATGACAATGAAACAAAAGACGATAGAATTATTGATGATGTATTGATTGTGCATAAAATGTTTGAAATGTATCTCATGGGTACAGAAATAGATTATACAAAAGATGACTTTAACGCCAATCTAACTTTCAGTAATCCTGCAGCGAAATCGTCTTGTGGTTGTGGTACATCCTTTAGTGTGTAACCCCCACCCGTCAAAACTGAGCGGATTGCATTTAGTATCTTTTGATATATACAAATACATAATGTAGTATGAAAAAAATAAAAAAATTTTTTTGCTCGTTTTGAATGACTAACTTACTATATACATATGACCATTGACCATAAAGTGCTTAAAGCACGACACATAGAGTTTCCCGAATATCATCAAGTCTACCATATCGCACAACTCGGCAACTTCATAGATTACGACACACGACACATGGAACCAGACGCAAGGTTTCGTCTCGAATGTATAGTCAAAGATTTAGATACACATGGTATGGAACATCCTATCATTGTTTCTTACAATGCCTATGAAGTATCTGTCGGTCATCAAAGAGTATGGTATGCCAAATCAAAAGGGTACACTCACATAGATTGTTACCACATACCAAATCAAGCAGCCTGGGAAAAAGTTTTTAATTATACACAATCAAATGACTACTGGAAAAAATACTCTCATAGCGAAAAATGTAAACTATCCTGAACTGTACATGGAGATATCGCTAAAGGACCTTACATACAAGTGGGACCAAGTACCAGTCGACCAATGGACAGACTATGCGGATAAGTATGATATACCATATAAAGAACTTTTCTCGGATATGGATCAAAAAGGTTTACTGTATCCTGTAATTATTCGTGACCTTAAATCGAATGGAGTTTTTCGGAAATATCAATGTGGTGGTCGTAGAATAATATGGGCGAAGCGAAATGGGTATACTCATATAAGTGCTTATAATATCGTTGATTGGTTGACGGAAAAGGGTCGCCAAGAATTAGATGAAATAATTAAAGACCAATGGTTTCGTATTGACTAAATAATAGTGTATGAATAATATTCGAGGTATACGTTAAATCCCGTCCTGGGATTGATTATAGATATAATCACAAAAATAGGAGAATACATGTTAAGATTAATTACTCTTACGGCAGTAGCAATGTTGCTGTTCACTTATGGTGCAGCCGCAGCTGAGATTACACCGTATGGTACGTTAAACTACAAATACTCGCATGATGAAAATTCTTCTGGTAAAGCATATAGCAAGTTAGAGAACAACGGATCAATTCTAGGTATAGATATTTCTGAACCAAGTATTGAAGGTAGTTCACTCAATGGTATTGCAAAACTAGAAGTAGGGTTAGACGTTGACGATAGTGGTAGCGACACATTTGATTCCAGACTAGCATATGTTGGTCTAGACAACAACGGTGTTGCAATTACTGTGGGTCGACAAGGACACTCATGGGTTTCTAAAACTGGAAACTTTGAAGTGTATGGCTCTAACGCTGTATTTAAGTATGGCGACAGATCATCTAATACAATCAAACTAGACAATGGCTCTTTAAGTGTCATGGCTATGATTGATGGTTCTGCTGGACAAGATGGCATTGATATGTGGGAAGGTACACTTTCTCATTCTATCATGGGTGCTGATGTTTCAGTAGGATATGCGGATGATGTAGTAAATGATATCTCATATTGGGGCGCTGGCGCTTCAACTACTGTAGGCGATATTACAATCGCTTCAACTTATACAATCAAAGATCAAGCAAACGACCTAACTGGTATGGAAGCAACTGTTGGTTGGAAAGCAATTACAGTAGGATATGGAGATAAAGAAGGAACAGGAACTTACATGACTTATGGCCTAAGCCATAGCATGACAGACAGCCTAACCGTCTATGCAGAAATGCAACAAGATGATTTAGATACTGGTACTGACTTACAACACTATTCAGTAGGTACAAAGTTTACGTTCTAATAAATTTAACAAAGGAGAAAATTCAATGGATAAATGGATTAACAATATAGACGCATGGAAAGATTACGGATTAATTCTGTTAATCATATGCTTATTCACAGGCATACTTGCACCAATGGCTCTAGTCAAATGGGGTCTAATTGCATGGGTGGCTGCAAATCTATGGAAAAGATGGAAGGCATAAGCCATGAGAGATATAACTAAAAATCGCTTCAAACGATTACTATATGTTTTAATTGTTATTGGTGCTTTTTGGTTAGGACATTATTACGGTGAACAGACACTTAACGTTATAGACGAGGTGCCTGTACCAAAAATCACAATTGAAATGCCTGACGCTAAAGATGAGTTAGATATTCTTGAAGAAGAACTAGCGACACCTGAGGCAACGGAAGAAGTTAGAGGCTAATCAGTATAACGACCGTATCTGTGGGTTAGAATTTTTTTTAATCTTTCCCACACGATACGGTCTTTCAATTCTTTTACATTACGAGGATCACGCATGGCAAGCTTATCTGCTTTGCCTTTACATACTAAAATTTTTTCTAAAAGACTTTTCTTATACAACTTTAATCTGATTGAAGTAAGCCCAATGCATATTGCCCTCGGCATTATCAAAGGTTACGTCTTCATAGGTAATAGTGCCTTCAGGTATTTTTGATATATCAACCTGCATAACAGAAGCGTCATAATCATCTGTGCATTTGATTTGTATATTATCAATCTTAGCGTCACGAAGAATAGAACCTATACCTCGTCTCACTTCGACAGTATCGCCAACTTTAATTATCATTACGCAACCTCCTTTACGTCAATAAGGTTAAGTGGAACGGCATATTGTAAACCGTTGTTCATGTTCTTAACAGCACATCTAGTTTTCATAACTTTAGTTACTGTACCTAACCAGTATTCAGTTCTACCAGAAACACCAACAGTAGCACCTACTGTGATAGCAGATTTAATTTTTTGACCGTCAGATTTTCTACGGGCTTTCAAAGCAGCAACTATGACTTTTTCATAGTTAGGTCCAAAGTCATCAGTTTTAATAAATTTTAATACGTCATTTAAAGTAGTCATAATATAGTCCTTTCGTTATTGTTGTAATTGTTTATCAGAATATAACTTGGTAATGATATTGTCATATTCTAATTTAAGGGTATGGTGAATATCTAAATCTCTTAGAGATTTAACATATGCGATCTTTTCGTCATATGATTTAAGATTATTGTATTCTTCAAACATTTCGTTTTTAGAAGGTAAAGCAGATTTGTTCATAGTGTTTCCTTTCATTTATACTGCTAAGCTATCATATAAATACTATAAAGTCAATGGTTTTTTGGCATATATTGAAAATTAAAAGTGTTATTTTTCAATGATTTAACTAGGGTGCGACAATCCTGACCAGTTTGTTCTGGGTTTGTTCGCACATGAAATGGAGTATTTTATGGGATTTTTTAGTAATCTATGGAAGAATTGGGGTAAGAGTGAAAATGTATTACCACCAAAAGAAACAAAGAAAAAGAAGGTAGTTAAAAAGAAAAAGAAAACTACAAAGAAA